TCCATATTTCTTTTTGAAAGAACGCAACACCGAAACATCTTCTGGTGGATATGATCTCTCAACAACTTGCTTTGCAAGTTTGTGTGCTATGTCATAATGATAATCAACACTCTCTCTTGCTGACAAGAAATTTTCTCGTTCTTGAGTGTCCTCATTCTCAAAGACATTTTTTATTTTATTAAAGAGTTTATTTCTTAACTCTGTATTCATTCTTATTTTAGTCATTGTACCTTTCTGGTTATTATTTTTATTTTGCATTTAATTGTTTTACTACTTGACAATAGGATAGTCAAGGATTATATATTAATTATTCCCTTTTGTTATTTACGGAATTAAAAACTCAAAATAACGAGATTGATAGCGTTGGCCTGTAGGATAACAGCAACGCTACTGATCCCTGATCCAATTGTCTAGGGGAGCATGGTACCCGAATACCGCCTAGCATTGCTAGTTGGCAATTGGATCTGGGATCAGTCATTATTGACTGTGGAATTTGAACACTATAACATAGGGCGTGATACCCGGACGGTATGGGATTGTATAACGCGTGAGAAGATCCTCCCCTACGTAGCATAGTGACTGATCATTATTTGCTGGACCTATATAATACTGAAATTCTAGAACGTGGTATAATGGGTCCTGCTAATATTATTTGCTGGACCCTGACAAGTGATAACTTGTTAGGCCCTGTTGCAACTTTAAACAATAGACTCCGGGCCTCAGCTCAGGGTCCTGCTAATAATAGTATCAGTAAGAGTACACCAGCGTCCAAATCTTGCCTTTGGCATTTCCCTGTACGTCAGCGATGATCCGCAAGGTAGCAATGTGTGTAACACCATGGTGCGCCGAGTTCCCTGATCAGGAGGCGCAACGGGTAATTATTTGCTGGACCAATGCTTCCAGGCGTTGTCGATATACAGAAGCTGGAAGTGAGAAGACAACGTTGCGTGATTGGTCCTGCTAATAATTGCCAGTTTAGAATGATTCTAAAAATCATTCTAAAGAAGGAGAGCTCTGAGCTTCAAGCCTCAAGCAGCAAGCAACGCTTGACAACGGCTCAGGGATAATGTAGGATGTATTTAGAAAGGAATAAAACATATGAGTAAAATAAAAATATATGAAGCTGGTGAGCAGCTGAACAGAATAGCAAACGCCCTGGAAGAGGTCATCCGGATGGTGAAGGCTGATCAGGAGAGAACAGCTAAACGCTTCCCGGAACCTGAGACTGATGAGCTGTCGAAGGAGTGGAAGTATGACTGACCTGAAAAAACGTGTTGCCGAACTGGCAACACAGAACACACAGCTGGCGGATCATCTCACCAACATGTGCTGCCAGGCTGACGAAGACTGTCCAGCTGAATACAGGACTAGGCATTTTAGAAATACCATGGATGCTGCTTATGACTACCTGAAAGAGATTGGATATTTGAAATGAGTAGAAGACCCGGATTACCAATGGCCCAGGTTTACCTGGGCCATGCGCGCTGGCTGGAGGATCAGGGACCGAGCTACAAGCGACAAGCCTCAAGCTGCAAGCGTCAAGCAGCAAGCTTGACAAGATTAAATTATAATGTTATAGTATCCTATAAACTAAAGGAGAGAGAAGTATGAATACTAAAGAAGCATGGCAGCTGGTAGGCGGCCTAAGTAAACCGTCAAAGATGCCGGGCTGGGCAATTGGAATTCCAGCTGCTGAATGCAAGACTGGAAACAAATTAAAATTAATACCTAACTCAGTATGCTCAGGCTGTTATGCTGAAAAAGGTTGTTATGTTTTCGCGGTTGTACAAGCCGCGCAATACAAGCGCTTGAAGGCAATAGCTCACCCGCAATGGGTCGAAGCGATGGCAACACTTATTAATTCAAAAAAGCCTGATGTGTTTCGTTGGCATGATTCAGGCGATGTCCAGGACGTGGACCATCTCGAGAAAATCTTCAAAGTGTGTGAGCTAACACCCAGCAAAAGACACTGGATGCCGACCCGTGAAGCATGGATCAAGGACCATATGCACAAGGCGCCAGCAAACTTAGTTGTAAGATTCTCATCACCAATGATTGACCAGGGACCAGTCAAGAGCTGGGCCAATACGTCGACAGTCTCGACGAAGAGTCGAAGCTGTCCAGCCCCTGACAACAATAATGAATGCGGCGACTGTCGAGCTTGTTGGGATCCGCTGGTAAAAAACATAGAATATGGTAAACACTAATCATGACACACGTTTTTAAACATCCAAAATTTTACAGAATCCCTAGGGATAATAAGGGCCAGGCCATTAGCAAAAGACAGCCGACGGGTGAGTCAGAGCGTGCGACCTGGTCCGGGCCTCAAGCTCCAAGCAGCAAGCCAAAAGCATCAAGCTCCAAGCAGCAAGCTTCAAGCGCCAAGCTGGTTAAGCACCAGGCTGCAAGCATCAAGCCCCAAGCATAAAGGATCAAGCTTCAAGCCACAGGCTTCAAGCTCCAAGATTCTTGAACCAGGATACATATGAATAAGTTTCTCGGACCTTGGACCAAGGGCCTCTGCTATGATAAAAGTATTGTGTGGATGCCTCACATGGAAGCTAATTTGGTGTGGTGAGAATCGTATTTTATTCCCCTTGCATACCTTCAGTTCTACAGTGAAAAAGTGCCCAGAATTATTATAGCCCAATAGATCGGGAGTACCAAGTAAGCTATTGTTTTCAAGTCTATTCCACGAGATATCTTTAATATTTTTCTTAACTTTTGCATATAATTTTTGTTCTGGTTTCAAGGGAGTTTAGTAGTCCCGTTGAAGCTTTTCAGGTAAGATAAGACTCGATGGTTTTTCGGTTTTCATAACCAATCTATGTGCACTATGACCAGGCTGACCAATGATAGGAGTAGCATTTTCATGTACTTCCATTCGTCTAATTGCGTGTAGTTTTCCATTTATCTCTACGTAGATAACAGCGTTTTTTACTGCATCAGAACCTTTCGTAAAGTTGCTTAGAAACAACTGCAAGTCTTGTACTCTCATGAATTTTTTCTTAACTTGATAGATAGATCCTCTATCACTTTTTTATAACCTTGCAAGAGATTTTTATTTTTTTCATTTTCAAATGAAATTTTCTTTAACTCAAAAATTTCTTTTTTCTGTTCTTCAATTACAGCCTTATATCCTTCAATGGTGTCTTGTAATTCATCTTGATTTCTATGTACTTTCATTCTTGACATTATAGGATAGTTCCCTTAAATTGTCAACATGGGTGTACCAAAAAGATTAACAGAAATGCAACAACGATTCGCTGAGTTCTTAGTATTCGGTGGACCGGATGGACCAATGACTAAACGTGAAGCTGCTATCGCTGCTGGGTACAGTAAGGACAGAGCAATGAGAGAAGGATCTGAACTTACAAATCCTAGATACTCACCTCTTGTTGTAAAATATATTGGTGAACTCAAAGAAGAAAGATTAAGAAAACATGAAGTAACTTACGATGGACACTTAGCAGAACTTGCTAGACTGAGAGAGGCCGCTTTAAAAAAAGGATCATTCTCTTCAGCAGTGAACGCGGAAGCAAACAGAGGAAAAGCAGCAGGATTATACATAGATAGAAAGATAATAAAAACAGGAAAACTAGAGGACCTATCAGAACAAGAGCTAGAAGCAAAAATGAAACAGATAATAGACGATTACGGATCTCTAATAAATGTGACACCTAATGAATCTTCGTTATCTTCTTCACACACGACGTTGGAAAAACCGATCGTTCAGAAAAAGTAATAGTACCATCATCATCAACATCATAACCTGCAAATATTCTTACAGTATCTTTGTCTTTAGAAAACAACCAACCCTCACTTACAGGTGTTGCTAGTTTCATATCAGTAAACTCTTTTACCGTGCCCCAGCCTCCTTCAGTGATGATGTCAATCCAATCTATACGTACACGCTTGTATGGAAACTTGACAGCCTGCTTGACCAGCTTAGGTTTGTTATAGCTATTTATCTTACGAAGTTTTTTTCTCATATAGGTGTGTAACACAGATTTAATATTTTAAAAATAACAAGATCGCGCGCAGTCTGAGTTTTCACCAAAGGTGTAATAAAGTGTCCCAAACGTCCACCAAAAACACTAAAAGTGTCCACCCCCTGTCCACCACTTAGCCTTATATACCAACGAAAAACAGTCAAGTGGACACAAAGTACACTTTTTCTGAGAGAAAAAAAATATTTTTTTTTATTCTGTCCCACACGCCTATAGTACAGTTTTTGTGTACTTCTTAGCCACATTTTCGCCATACTTCCGCTCATATTCCGCCTCAATCTGAATCATAAGGTCCGTGATCCCTGATTCGTCCATCTTGACCACATGAGCCATGGCGCTTGCAACAAGGTCTTTTTGATATTTGATAGCCTTATTCTTTACTTGAATCTGGTCTATTCCCCATCTCGTTTGATCCGTCATACTTTCTATACTCCTCTATTAGTTTCTCCGATGGATGCCACACGTCAACTGCTGCATGACAATTAGGACATGATAAATTACTAACTATATCATAATCCTCATTATCCTCGGTATCGTGGTCACCGCCCCATATCAATTCATGTCCGCAGTGCCAACAGTTCATTTTACAAACTCTTCA